CAAGTCCTCGACTAGCAAGAGAAAGTCCTCATCAGTGTCCATTGGCGGCGGAGAGCAGGTCACCCTGCTCCCCACTGGGACAATGATTGTGCCGGATTCTAGAACCTCAAGCATTCGTCATCTCCTAAAATGGAATTTGGTCTTCATCAAGGTCGTTGCTGAACCCAGACTTTTTTTGCTGCGCCGGAGCCTGATAAGCACGGGCTGGCTCCCCGTCCTTCACATAGGGCTTCTTGCCAGACATCGAGATGTAGACAGTCCCGCTGTTGGATGTCTTCTTCCATCCAGCAATCTCAATAGCGGGGAACTGAATTCCGCTCTCAAGCTGCTGCTTGATGCTGGCGACAGTGTCAGCATTCAACCGAAGTTCACCACGATAGTCTGGTGCGTTCTGGTTGGTCTTGCGGTTGTTGGCGAACAGTGCGCCACCTTCTTTATCCATCGAAGCCATTTTCTTATCCTTCAGTTCTTGGGTTGAGATTTGATAGCTGCCCTACGGGCAGCGAAGGCATCCATGACCCGCTTATGCAAAGCGTCGTCACGGTCGTTCAGGAAGGCAATTGCAATCTTGTTGCTGGTGTAGAAACTGGTCAGAGACTTCTCGTCCTTGCACTGCGGGATGAAGGTGGTGAACACATTGGCAATGATCTCTGAAGATGGGCTGACGGGGTTCTCCGTACCATCAATCCCAAACATAGGCAGAGACACAAAAGACGTTCCGGCAGAGGCACTTGGTGTGGTCTTGGCGGGGGTAGGTGCTGGAACAGCGACTTGCCCCCCTGGCAGGCTTCCTATGGCCTCTGCGGGTACATCTTCACCCGCATAGATGTAGTGACCCAGACCGTGGTAAGCGATGGCCTTGGTGAGGCAGCGTTGCAGTGCGTTGTTCACATCAAAAGCATTCGGGCCTTGGATGGGTTTGTTGCGATGGTCCAGCACGGGCAGCATCTCAGTGATGTCACTGCTGCCTTCGTAGTGCAGGGTAACGGTAACCTTCACGAAGGCATAGCCTTGGTTGTCCATGAAGTAGGGCATCCCGTTGGGTGCTGTGTGCTTCTCGAAGGTGGCGTAGGGGAAGTGCTGCTTCAGGACGCCCCATGCCCAAGCCCATGACAGGTAGGACAGGCCGTTCTTCTTTTCGATCTTGTCGCCTACGTCAACGGCAGACAAGATTGCCCACGATGTCTTTTCAGTCATTGATAAACTCCTTCCCAACTTTTTCCATTGCGAACTGTGTGCAGAACTCTGAGACAGAGCAGTACTGCTCACAGCGTGTGTACTCACCCTTGCGGGTGATGACTTCGTATCCAAGCCCGTGGATAATCCACTCTGCTACGGCATCGTCAAAGTGTTCGAAGACTTTGGTTGCCCGCTTGTTGCCCTTCTTGGTCAGGGCGTAGGTGGTCTTCTTCATCCAGCGTTCATCATCGCTGCAATTGACCACAGCTTCCTTGGTGTCCCACATCATCTGTGCGTCTTGATGGATTTCGATGCGGTCATGCAGATACTCAATTGCCTGTGCCTCAGGCCAAAGGGGAATTTCCACTGTAGCCACGGGCGACTTGGGGTAGTCGGGCTTGAGCATTGCATCGCGGCGGTTCCAATCGCGCAGAATGGCAATGATGCGGACGCTGGCAACTTCCTTGCCCTTTGCCATGCGAACCATCTGCGCGTAGCAGTTCAGTTGCTTGACCCACTCTTCCTTGCCGTAGATCACAGACCAGACTGATGTGACCTTGTAGTCGCTGATGTGGATCTTGCCATCAATCTCTTCCTGATGGTCGATGGCTCCAGACAATGCCCAACCATTGATGTTCACGAAGAGGCGCTCTTCCATCGTGACGTTGCCTTTGGCTGGCCCACTCTCAAGCATATGGTGGACTGCCGTGCCAAGCAGGGGCCAGATCATGTCAGAGACATCTGACTCAATCTCTCCAGTGTGCTGTTGCTTGAGGATGTTGATGCGTGGGCTGTCGATCAACGTGGTGACGCTGATGTCAGCATTGCCCTTGTCGTACTTGCCATCACGGGCAAAAGACAGGAACGTATCTGGTAGGTTGTGCCTGTTGGTAATCTTCATGGGTTGCTCCTTGTGATACTAACTGATACCATTACTGTCTAAGATGGTCAAGTACAATAACAGCATGGGGTGAATGTGGAAAAGTTCGATTGCACTTTTGTGATCTTTGGCGAACCGGCGTCTAAGGCGAACAGTAGAAAACTGGTTACACTTGGTGGCAGACCAGCCTTCATCAAGTCTCAGAAGGCTAGGGACTACGTCACTGAGTTCCAACGTCAGTGCCGTAATCAGATCAGGGTCATGACTGACCGCGATGTGAGGGTAGAGTTGATGATCCACTACGCATCTCGCAGACCAGACCTTGATGAGTCCGTGATCTTGGATGCCATGCAGGGGCTCGTCTACGTCAACGACAGGCAGGTCAAGCAACGCATGGCCTACTGGGGTTTGGATAAAGATATGCCCCGCGCAGTGATCCGTGTTGTCGAGTGTGACATCAACGATGTTCCATCTCACCTAGTGTCTACGCGCGTACAAGACAGTGTTAACAAGAAGTAGTGTTAACAAGTAATATAGATACCCCCTATAGGGGGTATCTTAGTATATTATATATATATACATACTAACACTAGGCAAGCAAGACCAAACTAGACCTTGATAGACGCTATTGACTTGAGGTATTGGGTTGGCATAAGGTGGTCTTGGCAAAGAGCGAGGACACTATGGGCATAGAACATCTAGTTCTGCCTGTGGTTCACAGTATGCGTCATGGGCAACACAAAGTTGTCTGTCCATCATGTGGACCACAGCGGAAGAAGAAGGGCGACAAGACCCTCTCAGTCAAGGTTGATGATGGCACGGCAGTCTACCAGTGTTGGCACTGCCAAGAGCATGGATCAGTACACCTGAGGGATGAGAGACCAAGCATCAAACAAGTCTGGCAAGCGGATAGGATCAAACCAGTGGCAGTGGCAGCAAAGAAAAATTGGGATGCATTATCCCAGAAGGGCATAGACTTCCTCAAGTCCCGTGGCATCTCGCTGGAGACAGCGAAGAAGCTGGGGATCAAGTCTTCGATGACATACATTCAGGCTGCTGGTGCTGTGGTTGACACAGTGGTCTTCAGCTACATGAACAAGACGGAAGAGTACGCAGCCAAGCTGCGGTGGACAGGCGGCAAGGGCTTCACCAGCCACGGCGCACCAGCTTCCCTGTGGAACTTACAGAACGTAATCAAGGATGATTGGTTGATCATCTGCGAGGGTGAGATGGACGCAGCCACACTGGTAGAGGCTGGCTATGAGAGCGCTACAAGCATCCCTCTTGGTGCTGTGATCAAGGTCGCTGATGGTGATGTGAACCCAGAGGAAGATGGCAAGTTCCGCTTTGTCTGGGATGCTAAGAAGCAGATCGACGCAGCATCAAGAATTGTGATTTGCTGTGACGCTGATGGACCCGGTCAGGCAGCGGCAGAAGAGATTGCAAGACGCATTGGCAAAGACAGGGTGTGGGTGGTTGAGTACCCAGAGGGCTGCAAGGATGCCAACGATGTGTGGCTCAAGCACGGACAGTCAGGCATAGACGATCTCATTGGCAACTGCATACCTTGGCCCATCAGCGGTCTGTACGACAGCAGCCACTTCTTCGATCAGCTTGATGACATCTATGCCAACGGCATGGGCAGAGGAGAGAGTACAGGATACCCAAGCCTTGACGAACTTTACACAGTCTCAGCGGGTATGCTGACCATCGTCACAGGGCATCCATCATCAGGCAAGTCTGAACTTGTGGACCAGATCATGGTCAACCTTGCGAAGTCAAACGGGTGGCAGTTCGCAGTATGTAGCTTCGAGAATGAACCCAGAATCCATATCGCAAAGCTTATCTCCAAGTACATGGGCAAGCCATTCTTCATGGGTCCAACAGCGAGAATGGAACCAGAGGAACTTGAGATAGGAAAAGAGTTCATCCGAAAGCATTTTAGCTTTATATATCAAGCAGATGGCATGATGGCATCTATGGATTCCATCCTCGAAAGACTGAAGGCCGCAGTCATGCGGTACGGGATCAGGGGTGTGGTGATCGACCCCTACAACTACATCCAGAAACCCAGCGATGTGACAGAGACAGATTGGATCAGCGTCATGCTGACCCGTGTACGTCTCTTCGCTCAGGCACATGGTCTTCATGTCTGGTTCGTGGCGCACCCAGCCAAGATGATGCGTAGTGCAGATGGCAGAGTGCCAGCGCCCAAGGGCTATGACATCTCAGGGTGCCATGACGCCAGCACAGAGGTTCTTACATCATCTGGTTGGATTCCGCACCCAGAACTCACATATGCACATGAGGTTGCGGCTTACGACCCCGTCACTAAGTCTATGCATTATGAGAAGCCAGAGATTATCCACTCATACGAACATGATGGAGATATGCATCATTGGTTTGGTGAAAGCCTTGACATGATGGTTACGCCAAACCATCGCATGGTGGTGAAGCGCAAGCCTGAAGATGCGTATGGTTTCGTTGAGTCACGCAACATATCATCTGGAAGGTGGTACATCCCAGCATCATCAGGCGGTGTTTCAGACATAGAAGTAGAGAGCATCCTAGACATAGACTTGGGATATGATGTCAAGGACATCATGTGGTTCATTGGTTTTTGGGTTGCGGAGGGTTGTGTTCAGTCAAACAGCTTGTCTGTATGTCAAGCTGAAGATCAGTACCTGACACCGAAATCAGTTATGGACAGGCTTGGTCTTATCTACACAGGAAAAATATCAGAGGGTAGATTCCACGAAAAACGTATGTGGGTAGCTAGGCTTTTGCGGCGCTGGCATATCGACCTTATTGACATGGTCATTGCGGAATGCGGAGAGGGGGCAGCCAACAAGAAGGTTCCATCTATGCTGTGGGGTATGAGCAAGGAGGCTAAGATGGCGTTCCTTGATGGGTACTGGTTTGGTGATGGGTCGCAGCGCAATAACTCGCGTCAAGCATATACAATCAGCAATCAGCTTGCAGATGACGTTCAGCGCCTTGCTATTGAGTGCGGTTTCTTCACTGCATCTCGCAAAGACTATAGCGACAATGATAAGTGGGCTGATAGCTATGCCGTGACATGGAGAGATCAGGATAATAGGTCGATCCAGACAAATAGAAACCTGACCATCACAAAATACATCGGCAAGGTTTACTGCGTTACCGTCAGCACTGGTGCATACATCACGCGCCGTAATGGCAAGGTGGCATATCAGGGGAACTCCGCTGCATGGTTTGCCAAAGCTGACCACGGTCTGACAGTTCACAGGCCAGACCCAGCCAAGTCAGTTGCCAGCGAGGTACATTCTTGGAAGTCCCGCTTCTCATGGCTTGGCAAGCAGGGGCAATGCACCCTGTACTTCAACACAACGACATCCACCTACAGCGAACTGAGCAACACAGCTTGGACAGTGCCAGAGGGAGTCAATGACCCATTCGCAGATATCGGAACAGATCAATCAGACATTGGAGAAGATGATGGCACAAACTCAGCACCATTCTAAGCGGGTGGACGTTGATGATTACATCGCGGAGAAGATGGGTGAGAGACCACCAATCCAGAACCGCAGAATCCCAGATGCAGAACTTACTGAGATTATGTACGCACCCCTCAAGCGTGTGCTGATGATTGCATACAACCATGCCGCTGTGGGCAAGGGCAGGGAGCGGCACGACAATGGCGGTGACTTCACCAGCCAAGACATCATGGCAATAGCACGGGTGCATGGCATTGGCTTCCAGACAGGACAGGCTGAGAAGAAGGTGCGAGAATCCCACGGCATGATGGATCGTGGTGAGTACAGGGCGGCGCGGTCAGAGTTGCTTGGAGCAATTAACTACCTTGCCGCTGCATATCTGTTGATGGAAGAAAAAGAATCTAACTTGAAGCTTGACGATGGGTCGAAGAACGTCTAAGAAGTTCTAAGACGCACTGCCGTCTGACTGCTCAATGCCAAGACTTAGGGGTGACGGGAAACCGCCACCCAATTTTTATTTAGTTCATTAGAACTTCTGAGATATCAGTCTTGGTGACTGCTTCTATGTCCTCGAAGGTCTCATCAACTGCATCAACAATCTTCTTCCACTCCTCATACATCCCGTAGCGATAGAGGATGTTGACAAGCAGGGCCGCAACCATGCCGCCGTTAATCTCCGCAGGAAGTTCCTGAAGGATGTTGGCAATGACTTTGACTTCCCGCGCTGCGGTCTCTTTACGCCCCGATGATGGCACTGAAAAGTCCTTTCGCGGTTGTTCCGTATACGGAATAGGATGAGTTCTTCTGGTCACCAGTTGTGCAGATTCGGGCCAATGCAATCAACCCCTCATCATGCATACGGTGAAGCAAGCTTGAGATATCCATCTTGACCCGCAGTCCAGCGTCATCATGCATCATGTCAATGTCAGGGAAATCTCGCATAAGTTCTGCGTGGACCATAGCTGATGTGCCAATGAAGCCAGATACGAAAACCCTATCCACCGCAGTGCGAAGCATAGCTGAACTCATCTTGGGCTTTTCTGATACTTCAGTTGCTTCTGGTACTTCTGGAACTGGCGTCACCACAGGCGCTGGCACGGCCTCTACAGCGGGCTTTATCAGGTCTAGTAGGTCAACGCCTAAGCGTCTGTTGATGACCACCCGTAGCGCCCTGTATGGAACTGTATCATTGATGCTCTTGACGAGAGAGTCTCCAAAGTTCTTGATCATGTAGACGGTGACGGAATCACCCATCTCTATATGGCTTGTTTCAACAAGTCGGGCAGGGACAAAAACATCCTCACTGTCCTTGGTCGAGATAAAGCCAGCGCCGTTCCGTGTGATGTTGGACACTACGCCGTCTTTGATGATCACATCTTCTACGTTGAAGTAGTTTGACATCTTATTACCTTTGCTGTGTGTGTTTTTTTTTGTACTTGTCAGTAGCCTTGACTGCGATGTACTCAAAATTTCCATTCCCCATTTTTCGCTGGAGTATGAAACAGCTTCCTTCTAGCGCAGCGCGTAGTGCATCAGACTTGTGTGGCCCTGATGCAAAAGGCCCTACATGGTAGACGATCTTATCTCCTGCTTCCGCTTCTTGAAGCGTCACAGGGAAAGAACCCTCACCAAACTTCACGATGTTAATCTCTGGCATTTCCGTCCTCTTGATTAGTTGCTGTACCTGTTAGTCGTTAAACTTTAACCTGCGTTCAGTGAATGCAAGCCAAAGATCAGGCAAGGCTTGCAGGGATTCTTGCCCAACATATACACAAACCCCGTGACCAAGGTCACCTTCTTGGCACTCCTTGCGGAAAGTTTTTTTCGTAATGCATCCAACGACATCGAGTATCTCTGGATCATTTACGCAAACCAAAACGGCGCAATCTGCCTTGAAGGCATCGCGTGTTTTGAAAAGCAACCTTCCGTCTCCGTGGAAGGTTGCCTTAACGTCGATGGATATGTCGCCAAGCCATAGGTCTTTGCCGCTATCCACTCCTAGCTGAAACGGGTTGTAGTCAATGTCGAAGACCTTAGCTACAGCCATTTCAGCCTTGACCCCAATGAGGTCTATGTCTCCATCGCTGCGGCCTTGGTCGCGGCGCTGATTGGCTACGTTTGATGCGCGGGCAAGCTGCCACCTTAAGGTAGCAGCCTGTTCGCACATAGACATTTCCTTTGGGGAAAGTTTGACTAACATATTATGGAAGACATTTGAGTTCTTCCAAGATCAGATCGGCCAGTTCTACGCTTCTCTGGACTACGCGATCACCCGCAACGCCATGCGCACACAGCCCCGCCGCAATTGTCCCCGCCAGCCACAGGCGTTTCATCTCGCGGCTATTTTCTTCAAACAATCTCATCTCCGCCACCCTTTCTTGTCCCAACCTGTGACTCCAAATGCTTTATGCGCTTTTCATAATCCCACAGGATTTGATGCGTCCGCAGCCAGTTTTGGTGGCTGTC